GACCAAAAAAGATTTGCACGATTTGAAGTGTCGATGTTCACCCGGTTCATGGTCGCGCCGTTCAGAATCTGCGTGTCAACGTTTGCGTATGCGACTTCAGTTACAGAAAGGGCAGCATCGTTCAGGGCGATAGGCTTCGGATAGATTCCAACGGTCGCGCCACCGGCAGGAATAGCTACAATCGTGAATGTCATAGCCGTATCGGTAACGGTTTTGTCAAGCAAGTTCAGGGCTTTAACGGTTGTGCCAGCGTTTGCGAAAGTCACCTTGTCGCCTACCGTGAACCCTGCACTCGGAACAGCGACCAGGGCATAACGGTAGTCATTATTTGTTACAACGCCCGTGGCATTCGTAGAAACAACGGTTCCAGGGAGCGGTTTAAAGCTCTGATTCCCCACAACAACGGCCGCAGGATCGGCACCGCCATCAAGATTGGGAAGTGATGCAGATTCATAAACATCAAATCCAGCGATGTTCTGGCCGATCTGACCATTCACCCAGACCTTTTCAGGACGCCCCTGGAGTGTCTGACGGGCCGCAAGGTCTTTAGCGAACGTGAATGCATCCCTGTTGTTTAGGAGAAAGTACCTTGATCCCATAGCACCCTGGCGTTCATCCATCAGGGCCTTTGCTTCGCCTATAAAATCATAGCCTGACGTTACAGCCGAACGATAAAACATTGCGCCCTGATTGACTGCTGCTGTGATGATTGCAGAATTGAGGGCCGCCGCCTGACGTTTTCCCGATACCCGTGCCGCTTCTTTCAGAAAGTTCGGATTCCTGAGTTCATCGGCTCTCTGCTGGATGCTATCGTTAGCAGGTGTCCCGAGAATCGCCGGATACGCTTCCTGAATAATGTCGTTGTTCTGAGCGGAAACATCCCACCCAGAGATTACGGGCCTGTGCTGCTGGACAGATCTCCAAATTACATCACCGGCCACTTGGAGTTCTGCCCCATCTGGCTCAATAAAGTTGACCAGGGGGAGAATGTTGTTTTCCTCTTCATAAGTCTGGATTGCCTCATCGAACATTTCAACGATCTTTTTTCCTGTCTGTGCCATTTTATTTTTCCTTTACCATTTGGAAACATCGATCCCGGCTTTCCTGGCCGCTCGTCTGGCGTCAAGCTGTTCTTGGATGGTTTTCGCTGAATCGTATTTTTTCTTAAATCCGGCTCCACCATCCACAGCAACACGCCCGCCTGTTACGTCAGGGGCCGGTGCCGGGGCTTTCGATGCTTTTTGTTTGTTGATTGCGCCAGTAAGGCGCGCTTTTTGTTCTCCAAGAAAGATGCTGGCCTTAATGCCTGTAGGATCTTCCATCATTAGGGCCTGGAACTTGGCCCGTGCTGTTTCGTTTCTCCCGATGTAATAGCTGACCTTTTCTGAACCTTCACCGATTCTTGAAATCAGAACGTCAACAACCGCGCTCCCTTTTCCCGGCATTATCGTTTCAACAGAATTGCGGAATGTTGCGTCTGCTGCTGCGTAAACTTCCGGGCTAATTCCACTTTCCTTGATCAGCTTGTCGGCGCGTTCAAAATGTCCGTCAAGTGCTTCTGATACGTTTTGTTTTTCACGTTCTTCGGCTTCAATCCTGGCTTTCTTTTGTGCGAACGTTTCGAGCTTTGCGTTCAGTCTTTCGTCTTCCCATTTGTCAAGCGCTGCCTGATATTCTTCATCTGTTTCATAGTCCCACTCTTTCGGGCGGGTTGACGTCGATATGGGTTTTTCGAATGATTGCGCCTTTACTCGCTCAAGTTCGCGCCGGGCCTGTTCAAGTTCTTCGGCCATGGCTTGTTCGCGTTCTTTGAATTTCTTCTTGTTCTTCAAAAACGCTTTCAAGCTGACGGCTTCTTCTTTTTCAGGCTCTTCGGTCTGCTCTTCTTCGGTTTCCATCCATGGTTCAACAACTTTTTCGCCGGTTTCGGCTTCCGTTGCTTCACCTTCTGCATGGTCCATTACATCGGTTCCATCCTGCCGCTCTGTATCAACAGGCTCTAATTCATTTTCCAGAGTGTTTTCGTCCGTCATTTTATCCCCTTGACGTTAGGTGTTATCATCCAGGTGTTTTACGACTCCTGTAAGTCAGTCTAATATAACATCAGGTTGCGGTGTTTCTTCAAACCTGACATATTTAATCGTGTCACATCCTTGAAGCATTGCCTTAGCTATCCTGTGCCTGCCATCCATTACAAATCCTTCGTCGTCTAATATGATCGGGTATTCCGTGTCTGAATCAAGTACTTTTCTCATGTGTGCAACAAAATCGTGCATAGTCTCCATGTGCGGAATGAGTCTTGATATATTTAGCGAATGCATGTCCATCTCTTTAACTTCAAGATCTTTTGATTTATCTATCAGCCTTGAAACAAACCATTTCTTTTTCCCATCATGGAATGATTGGTCTTGTAGTCCCCATGGTGTCCGTATTTTAATAGCCATTATTCAACCATTTCCGGCTGCATTGCGCCCGTGACTTTGATTTGATTGTCTATGTGCTTTCCGTATGACTCCACGTCTGTCCGTGTGATCTTCGCGTCTGCTTCTTGTGCTTTGATCTCTGCTTCCATTCGCTTTGTCTGGGCGTTGTATACGTCGATATCAAGCTGTTTCTGCCTTAACTGTGCGTCGATCATGTTGTTCTGTGCAAGTTGCTGTTCATGCATTTGCATTGCCTGCGCTTTGCCCATTTCTGCCTGTGCAAGAACCATGTTTGCGTCTGGCTGTGCCGGTTGCTTTTTCGCCTCTTCAAGCCATTGCTTTTCTTCGTCCGTCTCGGGCTTCTTGATTTCAAGCAATACCAGTTTTTTGCTGGCATAGTCCCGGATATCATCTGTATCCGTGCCGTCCTGCAACCTGATGATTTTCAACATCAGGATTTCTTTCATCGGGTCCCCGGGCTGGAGGGCTTGCCACATTGCCATTAGGTTTTCAATCGTCTGTTCCTTCTGACTGCTGTATGACGGGCCGATTTTGCTTGTTACGTCGAACTCAATATCGTATAGGTCGTTCAGGACTTTTACATCTCCGGTTTCTTTGTCCTGAATCGTCTGCATGACTTCAACTTCTTTTCTCGTTCCGTCTTGCAGGGTCAGGACTTCTACTCTCGGCGTATCCATGATCTCGCTTGCAATG